GCTCTTCCGATCTTGGCTTCGCACATTTCCGAATTTTTCAATAGGGGGCATTTTGGTACAAATCGGACAGGAAACTAATGGCTGCAAAGCCGAATGAAATTAAACGGCGCAATGGAAATCCAGGTAAACAAAAACTTCCTGATCTAAATAAAGTTATTGCTTTGCCAAGATTTGCTGCTGAACCGCCAGCGCATCTAACTGAAACTGGTATAACACTTTGGCGTGAGGTTTTAAATCTTGCACCTTGGATTGCCAATACAGATGGCACGATACTTTTAGAACTTTGCGAAAAGATGGAATTGAAAAAACAAATTCAAGATCAACTAAAGCCTGAACACTTTATACTTTTTACTGATAAAGGTTACGCATATCAAAATCCTCTGTTCGGAATGTTAAGCACGGTGCAGGGTGATATTGTTAAAAACTTATCGTTGCTTGGATTAACTCCAAGTGATAGATCAAAACTGGGGGTTGCTGAAGTGAAGGCTCGCGGAAAACTAGAGGAACTTCTCCAGCAAAAACAAAATGCAACAAACTAATTCTTGGCCGCCGCGATGGCTCACGCCAGTTGCCGATGCAGAAATTGCAGCAGGCGATGGGCAACTTTATAGCCAGTTCGCAGAAGCGGTTTGTAGAGTAACTAAAGATTCCATCGCTGCCCCTGCTGGTGATTTATTAATCCTGCGCCCTTGGCAAAAGCAGTTACTTAATCACGCTTTAGCGCGAAAAGAAAATGGCAGATTTAAACACCGCACCGCGTTAATTGGGCTTGGCAGAAAGAATGGAAAATCTGCACTCGCTGCTAGCGTTGGTTTAGCAGGTTTAACTCTTGGCGGTAATGGTTCTGAAATCTATTCCTGCGCAGCCGATAGAGATCAAGCACGAATTGTTTTTGGCACTGCAAAGCGAATGGTTGAGTTAGATTCTGAACTATCCTCAATGCTTACTCTTTACAAAGATGCAATTGAATTTAAAGATAAGGGTTCAGTTTATAGAGTTCTCTCTGCTGAGGCTTACACAAAAGAAGGATTAAACCCTTCTCCATTAGTTATCTTTGATGAGGTTCACGCCCAGCCCAATCGAGAACTATGGGATGTAATGAGCCTTGCAGGTGGTGCTAGGCAAGATTCACTTCTCTTTGGCATCACTACTGCTGGAGTTAAAACTGCAACTAACGGACAAGATTCACTTTGCTACTCTCTTTACCAATACGGCCAAAGAATTGCCAAGGGTGAAAATGTTGATCCCAGTTTCTTTTTCGCTTGGTGGGAACCTACTAAGCCTGAAGGAGATCATCGTGATCCGCAATTATGGCAAGAGGCTAATCCTGGTATTGGCGATATTGTTGATTTTGAGGATTTTGAATCGGCGGTACTACGCACTCCTGAAGCGGAATTTAGAACAAAGCGAATAAATTGTTTTGTTAGTACAACTACCGCTTGGCTACCAACTGGTGCTTGGGAATCAATAATAGATACAGAGCGCCAAGATATTCCTGGTGAGGATGTAGTTCTAGCATTTGATGGAGCCTTCTCAAATGATTCAACTGCTTTAGTTGCTTGGTTCTTAGGCGGAGAAAAACCGCATTTAAAAGTTGTTGGAATATGGGAGAAGCCGCACGATGCAGAGCAAGGTTGGTTTGTTCCAGTTGCTGAAGTTGAAAAAACAATAATTGATGTTTACCGAGATTCCAGATTCCAAGTTAGAGAAGTTGTATTCGATCCCGCAAGATGGCAACGAACCTTCATGGTGCTTGATGAGAACGGCTTACCAGTTGTTAGTTATCCGAACTCGGCGGAACGAATGGTACCTGCAACACAAAAGTTTTATGAAGCCGTCGTTAATGGATCATTTACTCACGATGGTGATGAACGCTTGGCCCGCCACATTGCAAACTGCGTTACCAAACAATCCTCAAGAGGAGTAATGGTTGCCAAGGCTTCTAGCCGTCGCAAGGTAGATGCTGCTGTGGCCGCAATCTTTGGTTATGATCGGGCCACGCAGCCGCCTGAACCTAAAGCACCTATTACTAGATATTTTTCTGTTCAGGTTTAGGTTTACTCCTTGCTACTTGATATTTGCACTCTTTCCAATCAGGGCAGCACCAAATAGGTTTAGATAAACCATAATTGAGAATATCCTCATAACCAGTACTCATTTCTCTATCACACTTAGGACATTTCAATTTCATCTCCTTTGTTATCAAGTATTGGTTTTGCCACATCGCAACCTGTACCCCAACAATGATGGCACTCGCACCACCTTTTCATAAACTTATGATTGCAACATTCCATTATTACCTTCCTAGTAATTAAGTATTTCCTAACCACTACCTTAATTATACTCTTGGCATTTTTTACAATTTAAAAATTACAATTTATTACGCGTGATAAAATTAAAAATTATCGCGACACGCCACGATTAGGTGGATGAATCTAACAATAAGGGGGAGTATGAAAAAGTTAAATGCTACTTTAATTGTTGAAGTAGTTGGGGTTGCCTGCGTAACAACAGGCTTAGCAATACTTTCAGTTCCAGCCGCGCTAATCGTGCTTGGAAGTTTTTTAGTATGGATTACAGAAAAAGGTAATTAATGAATTTATCAAGAGCGTTACGCGGTGCTAGTGAGAAGCGAGCAACAAATCAATTTGTTGAGCCGCTAGTTCCAGGCAGACCTGCTTACAGTTCTCCAGCAGGAGTTGTAGTTTCATCTGAAACTGCAATCCGAATGAGTACTGTTTATGCTTGCGTTCGTTTACTTGGCGATACAATTTCATCATTACCAATGGGTGCTTATGTTCGCAGAGGCCGCCAAAGAATTTCTTACGCCGCAGTTTATGGCGATGTTCCTGCTTGGGTAAATTCACCAAATCCTGAATCAACTCGAATGGAATTTTTAGAGCAAGTTCTTGCATCTTTAAATTTGCGAGGCAACGCTTACATTCTTACAGTGCGTGATGATATGGGTGAGGTTGTTGAACTGTATTGCATTAGCCCTGAATCAGTAAGAATCAAACGCGATAATCCAAATGAGCCAATTATTTATGAAGTAACTATTAAAGAGTACGATCCAGCAGGCGGAGTTTATACTCAAGATTACAACCAGAAAGTAATGACCCTTACAAAAGATGAGTTGTTACATATTCCATTATTTAAATTACCTGGTTCTTTCTACGGCTTAGGCCCAGTTGAGGCAGCAAGAATTACTATCGGCGCTGTTATGGCTGCTGATACTTATGCCGCTTCTTACTTTGGAAACGCAGCAAACCCTGGCGGGATCATTGAAGTACCTGGTGAATTAACTGAGGAACAGGCAAGTAACATTGGCCGCGATTGGAATATAACTCACTCAGGCCCTTACCGCGCTGGCAAGATTGGTGTGCTAACAGGTGGCGCAGCATTTAAACCACTTTCACTAAACGCCCAGGACGCCCAGTTATTAGATACACGCCGCTTCGGCCTTGAGGAAATTGCGCGTTTGTTCCGCGTTCCTATTTCATTATTAGGACACCCAGTTGCAGGTGCGATGAGTTTTGCTAGCGTTGAAGCGCAGAACCTTTCATTTGTGCAACACTCACTTCGCCCTTTGTTAGAAAGAATTGAGCAAGCACTATCATCTTTGCTTCCTGAAAAAGATGGCTTTGTTAAATTTAATCTTGATGCACTTCTACGCGGAACAACAATTGAACGCTACGATGCTTACACAAAAGGTTTGCGTGAAGGTTTCTTGAGTTTAAATGATGTTCGTTCTACTGAGGATTTATCTCCTTTAGGTGAATCTGGTGATCAATACCGAGTTCCTCTACAAAACATTGATGCTGCCGATGCTAAAGATGTCGGCTTAAAGTTAAGAACAGAAATAGTTACCGCACTTATTCAAGTTGGCTTCGATCCAGCAGCCGTTAATGCTGCAATTGGTTTACCTAAGATGAAGCACACTGGTGTTCCAAGTAGTCAGTTGCAACAGGTTGCATCAATTGACCCAGGCGATCCAAGCGCTGTTTATGAGGTTAAGAGCCGAGAGAAGCGCAACGATAATCAACAAACAATTGTTAATGTGCCAGAGCCAACTGTAAATGTTGCTGCTCCTAATGTAACTGTTGAGCCAGTAGTAATGATGGAATCACCAGAGGTTAATGTTGCTGCACCTAATGTAACTGTTGAATCACCAACTGTTCAGGTAACAAATACTATTGAGCGCAAGCGAGTTCGCAAGAAAGTTAAACGCGATAAAGAAGGCCGTATTGATGAGATTATTGAGGAATTTATAGAAGGGGATGAGTAATGGCAACAGGTTTAAGCAATTACTTAGCCAATAAGTTTCTTGATGCAGTAGGAAATGCAACTGCTTATTCAGCCGCTAATGTTTATGTAAAACTACACATTGGCGATCCTGGCTCAGCAGCAACTGCAAACCCTGCTACTGAAACAACTCGCAAATCAGTTTCTTTTAGCGCAGCCTCTACTGGCAGTTTAACTTCAGATGCAGATATATCTTGGACTAATATTGCAGGCTCAGAGGATGCTACATTTTTTTCTGCTTGGGATAATCTAACCGCAGGCAATTTCTTATTCTCAGGAACTGTTACAGGCAATGCTTACACTGCTGGAGATACTTTTACAATTCCAAGCGGATCGCTAACAGTTTCACTAACTCTAGCGAGTTAATAAATGGCTCAATTTGTCCTAGATTCATCTGAATTAGATGTTGATGTTCTAGGGCCAATCACCTTCGCAACGGCAACGGCAAATCTAGGTTCATCCACTGCCAGCGCCACTGCGCAAATAACAAATGTTGTATCGGCAACTGCTGCTCTAGGCGGATTAACGGCTAGTGCAAGTGTGCCAAGTGGTGAGATAATTCAAAGTCAAGTTGGCCAGCCTAATTATATCCAGCCTAACTTTCCTGAAATTATTGAGCCTGTAAAGATAACAGTTTCAATAAAGGTTGCAAAAGCAAATACAAAACTAGGTAAGTTATCAAGTAAATCAATCTCTCAAATTGATTTCTCAATACTCGATGATGATGCTGATGTTTTACTTCTAGTTTAGGAACTTATGCCATATTTAATATCTGATAAGCAAAGTGATTGCGCTGGTTGGGCAACTGTAAAAGAGGAATCTGATGGTTCTTATACAACTATCGGCTGCCACAATTCCAAGCAAGATGCGATAGATCAGATGGTTGCAGTTTCAATTGCTGAGGATATGGAACCAGGTGGAGAAGTTTCTAACCGTGCTTTACCTGATAATTACAGACCTGCACTAGCAGATGATGTTCCTGAAGGTAGAGCCTGCGGTAATTGTTATTTCTACAATGAACAAAAGCAAAATGATGCAGGTACCAAAGCCTGGTGTGAAAAATGGTTAGATTATGTTGATGGCGGTTATTACTGCAATGCTTGGCAAGCAGATGAAGCAAATAGGCAAGTTAATTTAGATGTTCCTTCATTTATCAGAGAAAACGCAAAGCGTGGTTTGAAATATTATAGCGAAGGTTTTGGGGGCGATGGTTTAGTACCAGCCACCATCGCAGCGGCAAGAGATATGGCTGCTGGAAAAATAACAGAACCAAAAGTTAGAAAGATGGCACCTTGGTTTGCCCGCCATCAAGTAGATGGCAAAGCGCCATCAAATAACAATCCATCCGATCCAGGTTATCCAGGAGCAGGTTTAGTTGCTTGGCTTCTTTGGGGTGGGGATAGCAATTTTTCAGATAGAGCGCAGAACTGGGCGCAACGCAAAATTGATGCTCTGAATGCAGAAGCAGAATCAAGGAGAGAAATGAAAAAGATTGAACGCCGCACTTATACAGTAAAAGATGTTCAAGCAAGATCAGCCGAGGATGGCACAATGCGCCTTGCTGGTTACGCTGCTGTATTTAATGAATCAAGTGTGCCACTACCATTTAAAGAATCAATTGCGCCAGGAGCATTTCGTAAAACATTAACTGAAACTCCAGATGTGCGTTTACTTATTAACCACGAAGGTTTGCCACTAGCACGATCAAAGAATGGCACATTGAAATTAAATGAGGATGATCGTGGATTATATTTTGAGGCTGAGTTAGCAGATACAACTGAAGCCCGCGATATTTACAAACTGGTTGAGCGTGGCGATGTAGATCAAATGAGTTTTGGTTTCAGAGTTATCCGTCAAAAGTGGAGCGAGGATCGTAGCCGTAGAGTTCTAACTGAGGTTTCTTTAGCCGATGGCGATGTATCAGTAGTAACTTATCCAGCCTATCCAACTACAACTGTTGAGGCTAGAGAAAAAATTGCTAAAGCACTTGAGGCAGCAAAATCAGGGCGAGATGTTAGCCCAGAGGATATGGCAGTTCTGCAAAGTGTATTTTCAGATTTAGATGAAGGCCACGAATATATTATGCGAGCCTTCCAGGTTATGTCCACCTTCTTAGATCAAGATACCTCTAGTTACAAAGATGAGGATGAGGATGAGGATATGCGGGCCACTGATGTAGTCGGTGATTTTGTCGAATGGGATTCAAGTGGTGGAACTGCAAGAGGCAGAATCGTTCGAGTGTTGCAAGAAGGTGTTTTAAATATACCTGATTCAACATTTAGCATTACTGCCGAGGATGATGATCCAGCAGTTTTGATCAGACTTTACAGAGAATTACGCGATGGTTATGTTGCAACTGAAACTTTAGTTGGGCATAAGAGAAGTGAATTAAGAAGTATTGCACCTCTTAAAGAACCATCAGATGAGGCAAGCCGTAAGATTTCATTACGCCTAGCGCAAGCAATAATAAATAACACAAAATAAATTTCTGTTGTAAAAATACAACAGATGAAGTCGGAGCGAACTGCGCACCCTTTAGCGCCGCGCAAGGTATCGCCACCACCTCAAAATCCAAACTAACCGAGGAGTTAAATTAATGTCTTTCCTAGACAAAGTAATTGAACGCCGCGATGCAGTGAAGGCAGAGATGGATGCAGTTCTTGAGGCAGTAGCCGCAGAGAACCGCACCGATCTAACTGCTGAGGAAACAGAGAAGGTAGATGCTCTTGTTGCCGAATCACGCTCGCTAGATACAAAGATTGAAAACCTAAAGACCCAGGCAGATGCAGATGCAAAGGTTGCAGAAGTTCGTGCAGCAGTTGCAGATGTAGCAATGCCAAAGTCTGGCGGTGCAAAGGTAATCCGCGAGGAGCGTACCTATACTGAGAATTCAGGAGCATCATTTATTAGAGATGCTTACAATTCACAATTCAAGCAAGATTTCAATGCTTCAGATCGTCTTGCTCGCCACATGCGCGAGGAGGAAGTTGAACGCCGTGATGGAACAACTGCAAACTTTGATGGTTTAGTGGTTCCACAGTATCTCACTTCGTTAGCCGCACCATTAGCCAGAAGTGGACGTCCAACGCTAGATTTTGCAACTAATAAGATTGCGCTAGGCCCAACTGGGATGACGCTAAATATTAGCCGCATGACCACTGGAACTTCAACAGCGATTCAACAAACACAGGCAACTGATGTTTCTGAAACCGATGCTGACGATACACTTTTAACGGTGGATATCAGGACTATCGCTGGCCAGCAAGACCTATCGCGACAAGCAATTGAGCGCGGAACAGGAATTGATACCTTCGTAGTTGGCGATCTAATTCGTTCATGGCACACCACACTTGATTCACAGGTGTTAAATGGTGCAGGAACTGCTGGAACCATCAAGGGTATTCGTAACTCTGGTGGAAACGCAATTACTTTCACTGCAACAACTCCAACAGTTGCGTTATTGTATCCAAAATTAGCCGATGCACTGGCTCAGGTTCAATCAAATACATTCGCAACACCAACGCACTGGATTATGGCACCACGCCGTTTAGCATTCTTGCTAGCAGGCGTTGATGGTTCTAACCGACCATTAGTTGTACCAGCAGCAAATGGCCCAACAAATGCAGTTGCAACAGGTGCAGGAGTTGCACAATATGGCAACTCAGGTTACCAACTACTTGGCTTGCCAATTATTGTTGATGCTTCAGTTGGCCTAACCTATGGTGCTTCAACAAACCAAGATGAAATCTACTTGGTTGATTCACGCGAGATGCACTTATTCGAGCAACCAGGATCACCATTCTCACTTCGTTTTGAGGCAACAGGCGCAAGTAACCTAACTGTTAAAACAGTTGTTTATGGTTATGCAGCCTTCACCGCAGAGCGTTATGCGAAAGCCGCTTCAATCATTAGCGGAACTGGTTTAGCAGCACCATCCTTCTAATTTAGAAGGCAATTAAGAACTGTTTAGGTGGCTTAACCTCCCCCGATTAAGCCACCTAAACTCCTAAGTAGTTCGGGGGAACTATGAAAAGCGCACATAAAGTAACAATAGGTTCTTGCGATTCAGGCCAAGTAAATGGTTCATTCGCATATACATTAATTCAGTTAGCCCAATCAAGATCATCACGATTAGGGCCGTTTGTAAGAGTTAAAGGTTCAGGATTACTTTCTAAGATTCGTAATCAAATTGTTAAACAATTTTTAGATAATACAAAATCTGATTGGCTTCTAATGATAGATAGCGATCAGCAATTAGGCGTGGCAACTTTTGATAAGTTAATTGATACAGCCCACGATTTAGAACGCCCAGTTGTAGCAGGATTGGTATTCGCCGCTTTCAATGACGGTAAGAGTGAATATCCAAAACCAGTTCCAGCGATATTCCAAGATGCACCAGAGGGATTCTTACCTCTCTATAAATACGATGAGAACAAAGTTTTTGAGATAGATGCCGCAGGTACAGGTTGCCTTTTAATTCATCGCAGTGTTTTAGAAAAGATGCGTGAAACAGCCGATCCTAGTATGGGTAAAAATTGGTGTTGGTTTTGGGATGGCCCAGTAAATGGTGAATGGATAGGTGAGGATTTACTTTTTAGCCGTCGCATTCGTTCCCTTGGATTTCCAATATATGTACACACAGGCGCAATTTTGCCCCATCAAAAATCATATTGGTTAGATGATAGGCACCATAAATCATGGAAAGATTAAAAAAGATTTTTAAGAAAAGAACTAAACCTAGAGAAACGGCTACTGCCCAGCCGCAACTTGAAAGAGCAATTTTACCTAAAGCGGAAAGAAGGATAAAGCGTGGCGATCACTAATGGTTACTGCACACTTGCTGAATTAAAAGCATCTTTAAATATTACAGATTCAGTTGATGATACCGCTTTAGAAGCAGCGATTACTTCTGCTAGTAGAATGATTGATGATTATACTGAGCGCTTTTTTTATGTTAATGGCACTACTCAATCCACAGTAACTCGCTATTACACTCCAGTTGATGCCTACACGGTAAATATTGATGATGTAATAACAGTTAGTGAAGTTGCTACTGATGATAACTTTGATCGCACTTATGGAACTGTTTGGGCAACTAGCGATTATATGGTTGAGCCAATTAACAACCCAATTAAATCTTGGCCTTACAATAGAGTTTTAGCAATTGGCAGTTATATCTTTCCATATCAACTACCTCAATCACTTCGAATTAAAGGTATTTGGGGATTCTCAGCAATACCACCTGAAGTTAATATGGCAACTTTGATTCAATCATCACGCTTATTTGGGCGCAGGCAATCTCCCTTCGGAATTGCAGGTAGCCCTGAAATGGGAACTGTTAGATTATATTCTCGCCTTGATGCTGATGTTGAAGTCCTACTTCGCCCATTCCGCAAGAATGGCGGTTTGGCTAAGTGATTCCAAGTAATGTTAGAGATGGATTAAAAACTCGCCTTCAAACAATTAGTGGGCTTAGAGTTTATGATTTAATTCCAGATACAGTAACACCACCAGCAGCGATAGTTGGGCAACTAGATTTCACCTTCGATTTAAACAATGCGCGAGGTTTAGACCAAGCAAATTGCGATATCTTGGTGATTGTTCAACGCCTATCGGAGCGTGTAGCCCAAGATAAGTTAGATGCTTTTCTAGCAGGAACAGGTGCTGGCTCAATAAAAACTGCAATTGAAGGTGATAGAACTTTAGGTGG